CGACGGCACCTCGAGCTACGGCGGCCATCACGGCGTTGCGACGAAGATCAACACCTCGGCCTACTCGGCCAGCGTGGTGACGGCCGCGAGCGGAAACGTGAGCTTTGAGACGCTCGACAAGGAAGACTTCCTGTCGGTGCTCGCGAAGGCTCCTCGGTACAGCCTGCCTGGTGCCCGCTGGTACATCTCGCCGGCTGGCTACCACGCCGCGATGCAGCGGCTGGATCTGGCGCAGGGCGGCAACGCGAGCGTGGCCAACGGTTTCGGCCTGACGTTCATGGGCTACCCCGTGGTGCTCGTGCATCCGATGAACGCCACGCTCGGCTCGGACGTGTCGAAGATCAAGGTGCTCTTCGGCGACCTCGCTATGGCCGGTGCTCTTGGTATCCGCCAGGGCTACCAGCTGCGGGTGTCTTCGGAGCGGTTCGTCGAGCTCGACCAAACGCTGGTTTCCGGCGTCGTTCGTGCCACGGCGAACTTCCACTCGCTCGGCGACACCAGCACCGTTGGCCCCGTGATCGCCCTTAAGACCGCTGCCTCGTGAGCCTGACCCTCTAGGAGTACCCATCAGATGATTTCTGTCGCTGCCACCAAGTCGGTCGTGTCGGGGAAGGCTGCGGTCTACACCTCGTCACAGACCAACACGCTGACGCTTGATACCCTCGGGTTTGACTACGCTTCTATCGACGTGATCTTCGGCCCGGCGGCCAGCACGTCGAGCGTGGCCCAGACCCTGACCCTGCAGGAGTCGGATACGTCTGGCGGCACGTACGCCACCGTCACCGGCTTCTCTGGCGATCTGAAGCCGGCTGCCTATGCCGGCCAGACCGTCACTGACACGATGACTGTCTCGCGGCTCGAGGTGGATTGCCGTGGCCACAAGCGATACCTCCAGGTCAAGGCGTCGCCGAACACCGACACCGTGATCGTGGTGGCGGCTCGGCTGGCCCGTACGACGCCACGACCAAGGGCGTCAAAGTCAACACCGCCGGCTGAGCGCTTGACAGCCTCATCAACCTAGACGGGTGGCTTACGCAAGTGGGCCACCCGTTTTCGTTTTTGTGAGGTGCTCATGCTGGTGCGTGTCGGCGATACGCAGGTAGATATCCGCGTCGAGGCGATTCTCTCCATGCCTCGGCTGGGCTTTACGTCAAACTTCTTTTCGTGGGCTCAAGCACTGATGCCGCTCGGCATCCGGCCGACGATGGGCACTGGAGCGTTCTGGGATCAGGTCAATACCCGCGTGATGGAGCAATTCATCGACAAAGCCGAGTATTTGCTGACGATCGACTACGACAGTTTTTTCACGCGCGAAGACGTTGAGACGCTGTTTGCGATGGCCATGACGTTTCAGTGCGATGCCATCACCGGCATGCAGACCAAGCGTGAAGACGGCCGGCCGATGCTCACGCTCAAGGGCACGCTGGACAATCCGCCACCAGACGGCCAGACAAGCGTCCCTGCGGGCTGGTTCGGCGAGCCCGTCCAGGAAGTGGATACGGCTCACTTCGGGCTTACGGTCATCAGCACGGCGGCTCTAAAGCGATGCCAAAAGCCTTGGTTTCACAGCAAGCCCGGTCCTGATGGATCATGGAACGACGGGCGGCTGGATCCTGATATCTGGTTTTGGCGGAATTGGCGAGAAAGCGGGAACCGCGTATTCATCACGCCACGGGTCGTAATCGGCCACGGCGAGTACGTGGTGACGTGGCCCGGCAAGGATCTGACAAAGCCGACGTTTCAATGGACGACCGAGTTCACCAACAACGGCGGCCAGCGACCGGAAACTGCATGGAGCGTAGGGAAATCATGAGAATCAGGATGACGCAGTCGTACCGTGTCTACCGGCGTGGCCAAGTGCTGCCAGACGTGCCGGACGGGATGGCGACCGATTGGATCCGTAGAGGCATCGCCGTCGAGGACAAGCAGGGCGACCTGATCGAGACGGCGGCCATTGAGCACCAGGCCGAGAAGGCCGACGCTACGCCACGCAAGAGAGGTCGTCCCCGTGCAGTACCGCAGCCTGACTCGCACGACGCAGCCGGCACTTGAGCCCGTTACGGTCGCGGAGGCCAAGGCTCACCTGCGTGTGGATACGAGCGACGACGATACCTATATCGGCACGCTCATCACTGCGGCTCGCCAGTGGGTCGAAGAGTACCTAGACCGGTCGCTGGTCAATACCCAGTGGACAATGCGGCTTGACTCGTTCCCGTACGAGATCGAGCTGCCACGGCCGCCGATTGCGACGAGCGGCACGACCACGGCAGTCAGCGTGACCTATACGCTCGGCAACGAGGCAACTGCCACGCTTTCGACTGCGTCCTACCGTGTGGACCGCAACTCAACGCCCGGCGTGGTGCGGCAGCTGCGGAGCGGGACGTGGCCCGCAAACCTTGACGACTACAACGCCGTCACGGTGACGTGGTGGGGCGGCTACGGAGCGAGCGGATCAAGCGTGCCGGCCGCCATTAGGCACGCGATCTTGATGGTCGTCGGCACGCTGTATGAGCGCCGTACCGCAGCCGACAACGCGGGCAGCGTCGAGGTGCCATTCGGCGTGAAAGCCCTGCTCGACTCGCAACGCTGGGGTTCGTACCGATGACCGTCGAGGGACGAATCACCGTTGACGCCTTGTTTCATGACAAGGACGGGACCAACGCGATCAACGTGATCTCGCTCACCAAGGCAGACGGGTATTCGGATGGCATTGTGTGCGTCGTAAGCGGGACATGCAATGAAGATGGCCTCACGTTCTATCCTAGTTCGTCGGGCTTTCCGTACCGAAATGCGTTTGGAAATCTTGTCGTCTTCAACTCAGTGCAGCGTATTGCACTTGTAGGAACCGACGTAATCGCGCAAGGGGTTGATGAAATTGAACAGATTTCATTTTCGGTTTACTCCAACGGAGAGATTGCGACGACACGAAACGCATACGAGCTAAATAGCCTGACTGTTCGCGCAGCCAACTCAACTTCTACGTACACGCTAATCGTCTACGGCTCATGAGCATCGACGGCCGCATCACTGTTGACGCCCTTTTTCACGACACGTCTGGCAGTCGGCTAAAGGTGCTATCGCTTGAGTCAAGCACCGGCTATGCGTCTGGCAAGGTTGTGCGCATGACTGCGACGGCAGGCACTGCGGACGTAACAATCAACTTTGCGAACTACCGAAACGCATCTGGAACACTTGTTGAGCTTACATCGCCATACAAGCTTGCTTTTGCTTGGTCTGGCACAACTCGCCGCGCCCTGTACGACGCTGGAGTCAACTCGTTTCGAGTTGTGTCGTCGGATGGCGAGACTGCAGTGACACAGCTGTTTGATGAAGAGCCGATACCGACGCTTGAAGCAGGAGCCAGCACTGGCACCTATACGCTCATCATGTGGGGTGCCTCGTGATAGTTGCCGGCCGGCTTCGAGAGCGTGTCACTGTGCAGCAGGCGTCGGAAAACCGCACGCCGCTGGGAGAGGTCACGCAGACATGGGGCACGTACGCAACAAGATGGGCCAGCGTCGAAGGCATCTCGGCACGCGAGTATTTTCTGCAGGGCCAGCAGCAGACCGAGGCCAGCCACCGCGTACGGATGCGGTATTTGAGCGGGCTGACGCAGCAGATGCGTCTGTCGTGGCGTGGCCGCGTGCTTGAAATTGTGTCGATCCTCGAGCACGACAACCGCACCGAGCACGAGCTGATCTGCCAGGAGGCCGTCTGATGTCGTTCATCACGGTGGCTATCGACGCTGGCGAGATCGCAGCGGCGAAAGAGGCGCTCGGGAAGTTGTTTGATAACGCTGGTTTGGCCGCGACACTCAAGGCGGCGTTACAGAAGGCCGTGCGACCAGCGGAGCAGCGTCTGCAGCAGCTGACGCCGATCGGGCCGACCGGCAACCTCAAGCGTGCTGTTTCGTCAAAGGTTGTGTCCTATCCCAAGAACGGCGGTGCCGTTGGGCTGATCGGCTATCGCCAATCACAGCGAGAGCGAGGAACAGAGATTGCTGGCCCTGGCAGCGTGCGACTCGGCAAGGAGCGAGGGTTTCATCAGTGGTGGATTGAGTTTGGGACCAAGGAGCGGCAGATCAAGAAGATCGCCGACAAGGCATACACCAGAAAGGCGCATGTTCGCCGCATGAAGTCTGGCGTAGTGGCCAACGTCTCGCAGCATGAAGTATCTGGCCAGGGTGCCATGATTGCCTCTAGCTGGAACAAACGCGGTCAGTTTGGAATCAATGCAGACGGCACTCCAGACAAGCCATACGCCTTTTTCAAGAAAGGCAAAAAGGGGCAAGCTCTCCGGTTGGACCCTGTGCCGGCTGGCGGTCGTGCTGGCGTGTCTCCTGTGCAAACCGCATGGAACGAAACCCGTGGCCAGATGGCCGAGATCCTGCAGCGTGAACTGAGCCTGTCGCTGGACGCCGCTCTGGCCAAGGTCGCACGCTCAAGCACCGGCACCATCACCGGTGCCATCATCCAGGCAGGAGGCTAGGCATGCCACTTAAGAGCCCGGAGCAGCTGCTCGCCAATGCCTTGGTGGCCGACCCGGCCGTAGCGTCCGTGGTAGGTCAGCGGGTGTTTCCCGTGGTCGCGCCGGCCTCGGCATCGCTGCCGTTTGTGACCTGGCGTCGCACGGGCGTCCAGCGGTCGCAAACGCTTAGCGGACCGATGGGCATGAGCGTCGTCCTGGTGGCCGTGGACGTGTACGCAGAGACGTACGGAGAGGCCCGCGACATCGCCGACAAGTGCCGCTCGGTTCTGGATGGCTACGGCACCACAGTGGCAAACTATGTGAGCGTTCGCAACGTGTCGTTAGATACAGAGTCTGACGGCGTGGTGCAACTCGCGGGTGGCGACCTTCCGCCGATTCTGACCGTCAACCAGCAGTATTCAGTCCTCTGGCAGGAGATATAAGCGATGCCGTTTGAAACCCCGCATGATGGTGCCGGCACAGTTTTTTCTTTTGGCGGGACCGCTTTCACCGTCACCAACATCGTGGTGTCGGCGACCGACCCGACTGCCGAGGAAGACAAGATCAACGTGGCCCACCTCGGCCAGACCGCCGGCGAGACTGCGAAGACACTTGATCTGCCGCTGGCCGGCTCGGTGTCCGGCGATACCGGACAGACCGTTCAGGTTGACTACGTCGGCAAGTCTCTGATTGCCGACCGTGCGACCGGCACAGTGTCCATCACGGTTGGTGGCTCTTCGCTTCTCAGCCGTGCCGGCACCGTGCAGAGCTCGACGCTGACTTTGGCGACGCAGGACGCTATCCGAGGCCAGGTGACGGTTCGGATTGCTCGCAGCTAGTCCGTGACGGAGGACCGTCATGGCTACCTACTCTGCGGGCGTGACGGCGACGTGGGGCGGCGTAGCCTTTGGCGAGGTCGCTTTAATAAAAGTCACGCATGGCAACGCGATGCCTCTCGCGCGTGACAGCACATGGACGCTTGACTTAGGCACTATAGAGATGTCGTGCCTTCACACGGCCAACATCTCGACTGCCAACTACGGCGTGCGGTCGCTGTTCACCCTCGCAGGTGGCGGGCTTGCCTACAGAGCCACGGCGGTGCTCGAGAAGTTGACGCTGGAAGGCAAAGTCAATGACGTGGCCCGCTACGGCGTCACGCTTCGCGTTCAGCCCTAGGAGTAGATTATGCCTCTGTCAGTCGAAGAGCTCGCAGCCCAGATCCTTGCCTCCGACGACCTGTCGGTTCTCAAGGTCACTGTCAAGGAATGGAAGGACAAGGACGGCAAGCCGCTGGTGCTCGGCATCCGCGTCATGACCGTCGAGGAGCGTGACTCCTACGAGCAGGAGTGGATCGGCAACAAGGAGCGTGGCATTGAGAACTTCCGTACCAAGTACCTCGCTCGCTGCTTGTGCCATCCCGAGAGCGGCGACAGGCTCTTCGACGAGGAGGGCATTAAGCGGCTTGCAAAAAAGTCGTCGGCCGTTGTGACGAAGTTGTTTGACCGAGCGATGAAGCACAACAACATGACCGAAAGCGACGTGGAGGAGCTAGCAAAAAACTAAAGACCCGGCCGATGCGGAGGTTTCTGTTCCGCCTCGCCGGGCACCTTGGCATGACAGTGCGTGAGTTGTCTCGCCGCATGGATTCGCAGGAGCTAAGTGAGTGGGTGGCGTTCACCCGCTACTACCACGCCCTGCCGGATCCGTGGCAGCAGACGGGCTTGCTCACCAGTGCCGTGCTCGCGCCGTACAGCGAAAGAGGCAAGGCACCAAAGGCGTCCGATTTCGTGCCGATAGAAAAACCACCGCAAACATCTGACGAAATGGCTCGCGAGCTAGCCAAGCTTGGTGCCATGTTTGAGTAGCCATGGCCAACATCCTTTCACTGGCAATGAAGATTTCTGCCGACGCATCTGGCGTCGCCAAGAATCTTACGCCAGCAGAGAGGGCGCTGGAGAACCTTGGGGAGCAGGCCGAGAAGGCCACTGCCGTCTTTAACCAGTTTGCAAAGGAAAGCGAAGCTGGTGCTGCTGCGCAGACTCGCTTCAACGCTGAGTTTAAGAAACTGCAGCAGCAGCTAGAGGGCGGCCTCGATCCTCGCGAGTTTGCCAAGAAGTTTGCAGACCTTCGCGAGGAAATCGACAAGGAGGCCGCTGCGTTCAAGCGTGCAGCCGAAATCACTCGCGCAAACATTTCCCCGACTGAACGATATCGGGAGACAATGGACGAGCTTGATGAGCAGTTGCGTGCTGGCCGCATCTCGCAAGAGACGTACAACAGAGCAGCCCAAAAAGCTCGCACTGACTTGGACAGAGTGGGCAAGGCCGCAGACAAAACCGACAAAGAAATCAAGTCATTAGCAGACAACACCCGGCTTCTCGCCGGCATTGAAGTCGGCCGCATTATCGTCGGCGGTATTCAAGCTATCGGCAACGCATTCCGAGATGTTGCTACTCGCATTAGTTCGCTGGTCACGTCTGTCAACTCTGGTATCGACTCGCTGAACGACCTGTCGGCTCGAACCGGCATAGGCGTCGAGGCACTGCAGGGCTACTCGCTCGCAGCCAAGTTGGCTGGCGTGGATACCGAGGCGTTCGGCAATGCCGTGCAGAAGCTGGCCGTGAGCATCGGCAAGGCCACGCCTGGTGATGCACTCGACAAGGCTTTGAAAGAAATCAACCTGTCGCTGCAGGAACTGCGGGCGTTGTCGCCCGAGCAGCAGTTTTCAGAGATTGGGCAGGCTATTTCGCAGCTGCCGACGGCCGCAGACCGTGCTGCCGCCGCCGTCGCCATCTTCGGCAAGCAGGGTGCGGCACTGGCTCCGCTCTTTCGTGAAGGTGCGGCCAGCATTGAGGAACTACGGGCCCGTGCCGAGCGGCTCGGCATCATCATCAGTGAGACGCAGGTCAAC